CATTACCTCTAAAGGCAATTAATTTCTGAGATTGATTCATAAATTAAACTGTTTTAAATTGGATAAAGGATTGGAGTTAAATACTCGAAATCCACATCACGCCCAGATATTTGTCCTTCTGAAATATCAAAGCTTTCTTTAGTTGCGAAACAACCTCTAACGCTTGCGAAAATTTCAAACTTAGGATAAATGATTCCAGTGTTTGGGTCTCTATAGTCTTTAACTTTTTTCATGATATCAATCTGAACTCCGTTCTCTTGTAAAAGTACAGTATCCACAAATTGTTGTAAATTACTAACGTTTCTAAGCAGAGCTTGTTTGATAAGTTCGTCTTGGTTGTTGAATGTGATAGTGTAAAATCCGCAAGACAAAGTTCCGCTCCATTTTAAGGCTGGAAGTTCAGAGTTTGTTAACTCTCCAATTCCTTGTACGCTTCCTCGTTGTATGCTTTCATTGACACGTATGTTCTTCATTTTTCCAACCGCTATTCCGTTGACCTTAATTACGGCAAGCGGTGCTGTCATTACTTTAGGCATGATTTTCTCTTTTATTGGTTAATAAATAATTATGCGTTCAAATTAGCCTCTAACATAAATCCAGTGATAAACAATTTATTTATCGGTGAATTAGGAACAAAGGAATATTGGATATTATAGTAATCCTGAACCAATTGCACCGTAACGTTAGTGAAACTGATTATCAGGTTGTCTTGATTTGACGAAGCGGTTTTTGAGAAAAGTTTTCCTTCCACAAACGCCTTAACATCTTCGGGAGTATTGATACCAATATTACTTCCAACGAATAAAGGTCTCATCTCCAAAATAAGCTCCTTATTCAATTGACCTGCAATTCTCATGATTGAAATCTCTGGCGAAGTTCCGTCAGGATTAATCATATTCAAATTGTTTTGTAATGTATTTATTCCTTGGTTTACAACGTTCCCGATTCCAGGCACTGTTCGGTTATGAATAACTCCAGCAAGCAATGCTTTCTCTCTCTCCTTTTGTCCTAAAGGGTGATTAAACTCTTTAATTTTTAAGGCTTTAAACGTCAATGGAACTTGAGGCTCTAAACCACCTAAACGGCCAACGACATTTGCCGCATGATAGATAGAGTCCAATTTTTCTTTTTTCTGTGTAAATTGATTGTAACGATTCTCTCCAGAGTGGACAACGATAACCGAAGTATCATTATAGAATTTTGCAACCTCGATACTTGAATTTGGAGAGCCAGAGAATTTGGTTTCATCTTTTCCTCCTCCGATTATTAAAAACTTGTCGAACTCGGCAGTGTTTTTAATATGGTTCAAAAGTTTCAAGTTTATAACCCCTCTCGCTTCATCACCCCAACAGTCTGAAAGTATAAAGGAGTTTTGAAGCTCTCTAATATCCTCAAGCACCTTATCTAAATCAAAAGCGTTGTAAAAAGAAGTTCCGTTCCAAGCTAAATGCAACATAGCCTGAGCAGTTGCGTCGGCTGGAAGAATGTCTCCATTACCAATTTGCAAATAGTCAGGGTCTAATTCAAAAAGTTTGTTGAAATTGAAATCTGTTTTCGCCCACTGAATCAGTTCGTCTATATTACTAAAATCTGCCGATGTTGCAACTAGGTTTGGAATTGATTGAGTGGGAGTTAAGTTGTTTATCGAATTTCCACCAGCTGTATAACCAGCAAACGTTCCTTCAAAGAACTCAATAACGTACTTAGCTGGGTCATCGTCAGATACTCTCATTTTGGAGCCGTAGCCAGTAGCTAAATTCAAGCCAGGCACGTACCCAGTAAAAGCAGTCGGAGTACCAGTTTCAACTAAAACAGTTCCACTATAAGAGATGACCTTTGTAGTAGGAAGAACGTTTCTGGCAGAATACAAAATCATGGAAGTTCCTTGAATAGTCGCAGTATATCCAGAAGTCCCACCATTTATAGAATCAGTTATTCCCTGTAAGGCTTCAGACACAGAGTTTGTTAAAAGAGTAAAATTTCCGATTATGGTTGCATCCACATTTATTATTATCGTGTTTGCTGGAATAATCGTAGCTGATTGGAATCTGATAGTGGCTGTCCCCAAAGTCTCATCCGTATAGCCGTTTCCAACCTCTCCTTCGTTTTTACAAAGAAACTTTACATTTCCTCCACTTGCTCCTGACTCAAAATCGTAAGTGATCTGAGCAGGCATTGTAGTTGCAGCTCTAACTATTCCGACTTGCGCTGGGCCAGGTGCGCCGTTTAATGGATTGAAAATATAATCCGCTAAATCATAAAACAATCCCCCTTTAACGAATCCTTTGAAATCGTTAACATCCTCAAACGAATAGACAGAATTGATACCATTTGCGAAAAATCCATTTATTCCACTTCCTCCTCCCCATTGCTTACCCTTTCCAGTATCTATAATGAGAACGTTACCAAAGGCAAATGCACTTGGTTTGGCTGGAATACCACTCTTCACTTGAGCGTACACGCCAGGCTCAATGACTTTCTTTCCATTAAAATTTACAACTGTTGGCATATCAAATTATTTTAAAGTTCAAAATTATTTTTCGATTTCTTTCTTTGTTTTAGCAACGCCAATAGCTGGAGTTGGAGGCGTTGTATATGGAGAGTGATCAAAATTAATTGTACCCTTCAATAACAAGAACCATTCACGCTCTTTCTTTTCTTCTTGACCAAAAAGTCGGTTAACAATTGCTGTATCAACACTGTTAAATTTGTTTTTCGAGGCGAATTCAGATGCTTTCATAACGTTGTTTTTAATTTATTTAATAATAACTGTTTTACGGTATAAAAATTTATGATGTAGGATTTATCATCTCGCCAGTAATCTTAAATTTTTTAACCAATTTTCTATAAAAGAATCCTGAAACATTGACTTCATAAACAAAATTTAACATCAAACTTCTATGGAAAATATGAGTTGGAATTAAATCGCTTTGTACGTTTAAATCCTGACCGCTCGGTTTCGGAAGCATTAATCCATACATCTCCAAATGTGAATTCAAGGCTAGTAAGGAAGCCTTCAAAAGATTGTAGATTAATATTACCTCAAACGTATTTTCAGAAGTTATAAGCATATTGTACGTAGCCTCATATTTTTGAGTGAAGATAGGTTTGAAATCAGTAGCTACATCTGGGTCAGCTACATTATAGATATAATTTTTTCCATCCTCATCCGCTCCTAAAGTAGTTGGGTGTCCAGTCTCAGCTGGAAGTAAGATATGAATTGAGCCTAAATTTGCAACCTCCAAATTATATCCCATATTTACCGAAGGCGATTTTTTGACAAACGTTTCTTTGGCTTGTTCGAAATAATTAAACTCTTCAAAATTCAATAAGTCTCCATTTATATCTTTCCCAAATATATCCCAAAGGATAGTTTGTTCAGGGTCTGTAGCAGCCTCAAAATCATCCTTAACTAATTTAAAAATAATATTTAGTGTTTTGTAAAGAATTACCTCTGGCATTATTATGCCTGGCGTGCTAGTTTCCATACCCCATATTTTTTAAGATTATATCAACGTTATTCTCAGCTAGAGTTTGTATGTCTGTTTCTTGAATCGCTTTTTTCATTAAATTTCTGGCTTGAATACCTTTATGAATCCAAGAATTAGCGTCAGAGTTTTCACTTACTCTCCTGAATGAAACGTATGTGTTTTGAGTAGTTTTACCATAGACACCTGTCTTTTTGACCATCCCCTGATAAATACTCGCCTTATGTTTATATTCTGGAATAGTTCTCGTTGGTAATACGATAGCCTTTCTTGAAGAAGGAATATCGAAAGGCGATGGGATTTCTCCTTTTCTCAAAGGTTCATTATGCATCTTTCCTTTCATTTGGTCGTAAACCTCTTGAGGCATGATTCCTGAAAATGCAGCATTCTCCCCTACTATGCCAGGCGTTCCGTGTCTGAATGGAATCGTTAAATACCAACTCATTGTAACGTTTCCGTTCTTATCCGTTTTAACAGAATATTTTACCTTACTTGATTTCGAGAATCCTTCTTTCATATCGAAAGCAGAACAACCTAGCTCTACCATGTTTGGTAATTTTCCTGTAAGAACTATGGATTTAGAGAATTTTGAGTGGCTAATGATTTGCAGATTATTGATATACTCGTTACGTGTTGATTTCAGCTCGTTAGTAGCCTGTAATTGCCAGTTTCTATAAATTTCCTCCGTAACTCTCTCCACCGTATCTTCAACTATAAAATCGGCTGTATTCGTTGGAAAATTAAATTCCTGAATTAGCTCGTCGATGTTTAAATCTATATTCATGGCGCTTAGTTTTCAATCAATCTGTTTTCTTCCTCATATTTCATATTATCAAACAAGTAGTGAGCTTTTCTTGCTAATCCTGCAACTGGCATTTCCTTAAGAACTTCCTCAGGCATTAAACAACCTTTCTCCCTAACTTTTGTAATATCTCTATTCATATCGATTATATGATAAGTCATATGATGTCTGTAGCGTGCGGATATTACTGGCTCTGGTTTAGAAGAAATTGAAGCTGATAGGATTATTTTGGATTCCTTCTCTATTGTATAATCTGTATCTTTCACTAATTTTTTCAAAGGGGTCTTATCTGAATCAAATAGGAAAATGTCTTCAATCTCAATTATTGGATATTCGAAAAATCCAATCTTTTGTCCCGCTATTTCTCTCACTCTAATAATCTCGTTGTAATATCCTTCGACATCTTTCAAGATTATTCTATCCATAAATGCAAGTTTGTCCGTAGCTCTCGCTGTTATTCTAGCAGTTCCCGAAGTAGTTTTGGTCCAGTTCTCATATTTGACATCGGCTTTTATTCCTTGTATGGCTACTCTGGTTTCTGAACGGTCTGTAAAAATCCAACCTATTCCTAAACAGTTATTGCAAGATGGAAGAGCTTGCCCCGCACCCTTAACTGCGCACGGACAGCGATAGGCTCTATCTAACCAAACATCATATCCTTTATCAAATACTAAAGCGTTGAATCTCTGTGTTTCGAAACGCACTTGAAATTCTGCTGGCTCTGCGGGAGTAACAGTTGCGGTTGCTCTCTTTTGAAAATTTTCTCCACCCATGATTTCTATTTTTTAAACTACACGGAACATTATTCCAAGATACTCAGCTTTCAAATCCTTAACGGATTGTTCAAGCTCAGATTTGTATTGGTCGACACGTCCACTGAAAGCTCCCTTACCACCTGATTTTGTAGTACTGTAAGTTTGGGAAATTCCATCAAGAGATACGGACTGATTTCCAATACCTGGTCCATAAAGTAAGTCTCCAATAATAGCTAACATTTGAATTGCGGCATGTTTACCGATAGCGTCAATAATATCAATAGGAATTTCGTCAGCCTCCCATCCAGTTCCGTAATTAGCTTTCCAATAGTTAGGAATATAGCCTGCTCCAAAATACCCTAAAGCGGGTGATAACCCAGAGTATACAACGGAGTAAGCATTTTGCTCAGCTGGCCCTTTTGTATTTGGGATTATGTGCATATTTCGGAAATTAACAGGGTCGTTTCCATTTTTTATTGATAACCAATTCTCTGGATACGTAATCTGAATGATATCATTTATCCTTCCTTCTAGTAGTTTTGGAACTACGATTGGATAAACAGTTCTAATATATCCCCACTGATGAAACTCTTGTCGGTTGAAATCCTGTTCTTCTATAATTAATTGTTTTTGAAGTTTTATAGACAGAACATTCTCGATATACTTTTGCGCAGCAGCAATTTTTTGTTTTATTGTTTCTTGACTTATTCTACCGCCTGTGGCTGGGAAACATATAGGAATACCAGACAAGTACAGGTTCTGTAAATCGGAAGGGCTCAATACAAGCCCTTCGTTTTTACTATATTCTATTGTCAAAGTCAATGTAGTCATTGCCTATTGTTTTATAGTTTTCAAAACAAAATTGATTAGTAATCCTTTTTTGGATAAAAACTTGGAGTATTGCTCTTCTGGAACCTCTTGACTTTTCAAGATTTCAACGATGTCGTCGATTTCCATTTTTTGCAAGTCCTCTTTTGTGATAGTGTCGTCCTCCTCGTCCTCTTCAGAATCTTCATTCTCGTCTTCATCTTCGTCGTCTCCTTCTTCTCCACCTTCATCCTCGTCCTCAGAGTCATTTCCAGAATCTTCATCCTCGTTAGCTCCCTTATTCCCTTCATCCTCGTCTTCATCGCTGGAATCGGCTTTCTTTTCTTTTTCAGCTAATTCGTAACCTGAACCGACAAGGAGTAAACCTGCAACCTCTTGACTTACCTTAATGATTCCTTTTTTGCTAATCTTTGTAGCTCCGATAATTGGCAATTTAATTGTCTGACCGTGAAGTGCAACTTTAGTCACTTTTAATTTGATTTGATTGTCCATTGTTTAAAAATTTAGTTAATATTAAAAATGGTTGGAAATTTTCACCTCCAACCATCCTGTTATCTAAAACTTTGTTTCTCGGTTATGCCCCGATATTTATGATTCTTGATACTTTTTTAGGAGCATACAAGAACGGTGTTCCGTATAAAAGAATCATAAAACGATACGCTGGAGCAAGCAACGCTAAATCCATTTTCATTAACGGAGCTAATTGTGCAAATTCCACAACTTCGTTATCCATTTGGAAAAGAATCGCTTGGTCTGTATCAGGCATGAATCTGTTTCTATCTCTAACAGAACCCGCAGCACCTCCGTCATAACCTGCAACGGCTTGAGCTTTGGAAATAGTGTAAAGAGGATAGAAAACAACATTCGAACCAGAAGCGCTTGCGGCATCTTTTGTACTTCTATAGATAGTATAAGAAGTTGCTGGGTTTGTTCCTCCTCCGTCAACGAAAGCAACGTCAACAGAACCTCCAGCCACAATTGCAGAAGCCGCAGCATCTACAGCGATTGCAGATTCACCGTAACGGTTTGTTGCAGTAACTCCGAAGAAATAAGAACCAGCGTCAGTCGCAGTCCAAAGTCCAGAAGCATCGGAAGCCACAGGAGTGGAGTCAACCCCAGTTACTGCTGGAGGAGCTAATGGAGATGTTGCGGCAGCATTGTATTTTTTCGCTGTTTTCTTGTTGAAGAAAATATCCCAGTTCAATCCAATATTACCGAATTGAGACTCAAAAGATTTTACTCTTTGACCCATTACCCCGTCAGTAAGAGCGACAGTGTTCGGTTGGATGAATTTGTTACCGTAGAAATTTTGAACGAATTTAGAAAGAACGGCTGGAGGTGCAAACAGCTCGTTTCCTAAACCGAAGTTTTGAACGATTCCATTTGCAGAATTTTCAATGTCTTTCTCAGTCAATGAAGCTCCACGAAGGTCGATTACAACGTCAGATGCGAAATACTCATCTAAGCTAGTGTAACCGCTCTCTTTTTGGTGTTGAGCTAAGAAACCATTAAATTCTTGAGGAACCAAAGATTCATCTCCGAAGTATAATGATTTGTTCAATTGACGTAAAATCCAAAGAGTACCGTTTTTGATTTCTCTTTCAACGATATTGCCCACGTTAGTGTTTACCAAAGTCATTGGGTGAGAAACTGATTTCACAACTCCCATGAATTTAACTAACTGAGCCTTTCTGATGTAAAGAGAATCCTCTTCAGAAGGTAATTCCCCTTCATTGTAAAAACCTCCTCTTTGAGAACCGTAATCAGCTAACTGATTGTATTCTTCAACGGTGTTATACGCTGCTTTTTTAGGGATTTCTTTCCAAAGCTTGATATCGCTTTCTTTGAAAGTGATGTGTTTTAGATTTTTATCTAAAGATTCTACTTTCAATGGCGCACCTGATGCATTTGTCAAGTTTGTGGTTTCTCTACCCGTAATTGACCCCGCTTCAAGTGCTTTTTGCAGTTGGTTCAATTCTTCCATAGAAGAACCACCAAAGGTTGCAGATTGATTGTGTCCTGCGCTGTTTGCATAATCTTGCAAATTTAATCCTGTGTTCATTTTCAAGTATGTTTTAAGTTAAATATATTTACCGATTACTGTACGATTGTAATGCCGTTTTCCTCTTTTAAGATTCTTACGGTTTCTGGAGAGATTTCTCCTGACGCCTCAAATGAGATAGTAGCTTTACTCATGGCTTCATTAAAGCCTTTTGCGAAAGTCTTTTTATCCAAGACATCTAAGATTGCCGCCTTGTTACGGCTTACACTGAGAACATTGCTATTCGCTTTCTCAATTTGTTCAGGTTTTTCTTCAAACCTTTCGGCAAATCCTTTAACGATTGATTTACGTGGAGCGGGTGCGGAGCCAAAATTTTCAAATTTCTCCATAAACCCTTTAATGATTTCAGATTGCTCTTCGATCATTTGAGATTGGTTATTGAAAATTTCCAATTGATTATCTACTTGAGATTTCAACAATTGGTTTTCATCCAAAACAGCTTTAACAAGAACTCCCAAGGCTCGGTTTTCAATAGAGTTTTGAGCTTTAGCTTTCAGAATTTCTTTAGATAAAGTAAGATACAAACCTTTTGACTCTCCAAGCCCAGCGATAGCTTTAGCTTTTTCAAGTTTTTCTGTTTTGTCATCCGCTTCTTCTAATTCATCGCTATTGCCTTTTTCAACTTTCTTCTTGTCAGAATAGTTTTCTGCTTGAATCTTGTCGGCAACTTTCTTTGAATCTTCATCCACTTCTTCCTCTTCATCATCCTCGTCAGAGTCATCGTCTGCTTTGGCTTTTTGAAGGAATGGATTTTGTTCACTTACCTCTAAACCTAAAGCACCAAATGCTTTTTCAAGTTTGTCTTCGTTTATTGTACCATTTTTCATACCTTGATCAATTATTGTTAGTAGTGTAAAAACTTTTTTAGCCTTTTCAATATTAATATCTGAAAATGTATCAAAAATTTTATCGTAGGCACTATCTTCATCCAAATTTATTATTTCGAATTTGGATTTCTTTATGCTCAAAGAGGTTGGAACTAATTTTTTAGGGTGTTTATCAAGCGATTCTTTTATTATGGATTTACCGCTTTTGGTATTCAATCCACTGCCTTCTGCTTCTGAGTCGTCTCCTTCTGAGCTTTCTCCTTCCGTTCCTTCGGCTTCAACGAATCCTTTAATGATTTGTGCAAATGTTTTACCGTTCTTAGGCATATGAGTTATTGCTAAACCTGTAATATTTGCTTTCTTGATTTTTTTGTAAAGGGCGTCATCTTCGTCATCGCTCTGTCTTTCGATAACCTCTCCTTCAATGGAAAATCCTAACCTTCTGGTGTTGCTATCTTTTTCGAGAATCTCAGCGGTTTCATAAATTTCTCTCGCTATCTCTGAACTAGGATAAAGAAGACACTCAACATAAAATCCTTCGGGGCGTATCTCAGCGATGGTCGGCTCTCCGACTATCATCTTTGGTTTATTTTTTACTCCATGGTGCCAATTTACTAAACCAGTGGACATAAAATCGTCAACCACAAATCCGTTAGGGTCTAAAAACTCTCCATCCGCATCCTCGTCAGCAGTCGAAGCAATACCGCCCATTTTCATGACGGTCTTTCCTTCTTTATCAACTGCCTTCTCGATAGTGGCTTGGGTATAGAATTTGAATTTTTCTGAAACCATGATTATTAAATATTAGTTTCACTAATAATAGCTGAGTAAAATTAATTACAGTTCCAAAATTCCAATATCCATTCTATTGGTAAATAAGAAATCATAAAATGTATCTAATTTACTGTTAGCATCTTTCGACTTGAATTGTCCTTCAGTTATTCCTTTATCTGAAAGAAACGCTAGGAACTTTTGGTTGTAAAAATTAACTTTTTCGCAAAGATAAATTTTTTCTTGATAGTGCTTCGGAAGCTCTACAAATAAATTGTGTTTTTGGCACTCCTTCAAGAAAACCTCCTGTTCATTTATATCCATTATAGGAAACTTATATTTAAATGGTATAAGCGTTGGATTTTCGTCAAATAGTATCTTAGTATTATTATTGCTACTTATTCGATTAAATAGCACTTCAAGGCTCTTAACCTGCTCTTCAACCGATAGAGTTTCATCGAATATTATATAGTTTGTGTCCATGTCTTTTAATTAAAATCTTTTACAATAACTTTATTCCTATTCAGGATAACGCAGAAATCAGTGTTTCCTCCCCATCCGTTCTTTTGTATGATAGCATCATAACCTTTTATGGCAGCGTAGTAGCCTCTGAACTCCCCACCAGGCTTTTTAGCTATCGTAGCCATAACAGAATTTAAAGTTGAAGCTCCGTTAGTTTTTGTTTGGTTTACAGTATCGGATAAAGTTTTGATATTTTTCTCCGCTGCAACAGTATCAACTTTGTTTTGTTGTAATACTGGGTTGTCTCTATTCTCTAATGCGACTTTTTCAGATACTTTTTTATTCACATTGTGAAAATGCTCTTTCAAGACAAACTCTTTCAAAAGTTTATATTGATAGTTGTAAGTATTCAAATAAGCGTTTTTCTGTTTTAAGGCGTTCAAATCCTCAGAGAAATTTTTATTCAAAATAAAGCTATTTCCCGAAGGAAGGACAAAGTTGTAATTTACATCGTCTAATTTTTCAATCTTTCCGTTTATGCTATTCATTATTGGCCCAAAGTATTTCAAAATCTTTTCGAATTTGAATTTGCTCGTGTCCGCATAAACTACTTCTGGTTTGGAAGATTTTAGAACATTATAAGTTTTTTCATTCCAACCTAATTCCGCTTTAACATCGGATTCAATTTGCTCCTCTATTTTTTGTTTGTCTAATTTAAGCTTGTTAAGATTTTCAACCGCATCGTTGTAATCTTTCTTAACTTTTTTGTATTCATCTCCGAAGAACTCTTCAGCCATCATGTCGTCTAATTCGTTACCATCGACAATTTTCATATCTTTAGTAAGAATTATATCCATTATATTTGAATCTTCATAATCCGCATAATTTTTCAATACAAGATTATAATCTCCATTCGACTTATCTCTGTTTCTCGGCTTATTTACTGCACCGTAAATTCCCGCTCCATACATCGCTTGTTTTCCATAGAAACAATGTTCTGAAGTGGTAAAGTCTTCCATTAAGGCTCTTGCACTTTTATTATTGTAGTTTGTTAAACCTCTATTGACTAAAATGTTTTCCTTATCAGCTAACAAAGTATCAAAAGTATTTTTATCAACTACAGTAGGAGTACCGTCAAAACCTCTCATTTTAGCTATCTGAGAAAGGAAAATCCAACCTTCTACATCGTTAACTGCAAATAAGTCATTCTTACAGGCTTTCATGGCTTTATCTAATTCCTTATCAGTTAACTCTCGGTATGGGTCTTTTGGAATATTTGCATTAGTAAGTCTCATATCCAAACTAGCGATTCTCATTGACATTTTAGTCTTCAAATCGACATCCTCTATCAAATTCAAAATCTTAGATTTATTCTTAATGATTTTTGATATTTGAGAATTTATTTTATTTTGAGTAATCTCTGGAGCAAGGTGAGGATTATTAACAAGCATACTTTCTATCTCGTCCACATCATCTGTGAAATGAGCGCCTTTATCTCTCCCCTGAGCTGAAAATCTCAAACCTCCTCCGTTATCAACTCTGTAGATAGTATCATTGTCGTTATCGACTAAAATATTATCGTTTTTGTAAATATCCCAGTTTGCCAATAAACAGTCTAAAACGTAATGTTCCGTAATGTCTTCCAAATACTGGTCGTCCATTATGTTATTTACAGGAGTTGTATTTGGGATAAATTTAGAAAGCATGGTATATTGACCGTTCTCCTCATAAAGCTTTACCGTAGGAACCTCAGCACCCATTACCTTATACAAACAATTGGTCAAAAATTCCTCTTTCACGTGATCTGCCGTAGCTCCTTTTTTAGCCACAAAAAGATTACCGCTCGCATCCTCCATAAGAACTGCCCCAGTCGAACCCCCTAATTTAGTTTTGAAAGTTAAATCGGAAGTAAGAGTGGGGAAATCTTGGGTATCAAAAAGAGTGTCTAAATTTACTTTGGTATTGCTTTGAGCTGATTTAGGTTGTTTGTTTGCTACTCTCCAATCTAACTTTCCTGATTTACCAATTTGTTTAACGACATAAAGAACTCCATCCTGAGTTTTAGTCTCTCCTAAAACTAAGGCTTTCATCAACCTCTGGTCGTTATCTACTTTGTTTTTAAAATTATTGAAAGTTTTAGCCTTAATAATTTTATATACCGAATCTTCCACGAAGTTAGTTCTCCATTTGAAAATATTGCTCTGTTTGATTAAAGAGGAATCACTTAAGATTCCATCTGCAACTTGCGCTGACGTCTCCTCAAGTGATTTCAATAACCTTTTCTTTAAATCGCTCATATTAGTCCAAATTAAGGATTTCCACTGCTTTCTCTATAGCATCTTTTTTGGGGTTGTAACCTTCCCCTTTTATCAAAGAGGCTTTCACTTTTTTCTTCCAGTCTATTCCTGCGCCAAAAAGCATTTTACCCATAACAGGGTCGTTTTTAATAAATTCTTTGGCGTTATCCGCAGCTCTTTTTTGCTCTAACATTTCCTTCATTGAACGAACGTTAAATTTAGCTGGGTCAATATCAGCAATATTTTCTTTCAATATTTGGAATACTTCCTCACGCTCTTGGATATCATCCGCTTTATTTGGAAGTCTATCGACACCAGTAATCGGCATGTTATGTTTCAATTTATCGATAAAGAAAAGCTGTTCTTTTTTGGTAAAGTAAATGTCTTTCTTCAACGCTCTGGAATAAATAGCGTTCAAGTTTTCGTCTTTGGTTAACTGCGCTTGAGACATATTCGTTAGGAATAATATTTTTCCTGTAAATTCAAAGGGGTCGATATTACCTGCCCCAGTAGATTTTTTACCAACGATTCTTTTTCCAGATGAAGCTGTCGCTTTTTTCAAAAGTCCGAAAGTCTCAGGAGTTTTTAAAATATTATCGGTATCATCGAATACAATCGTTTTTCCGTTATGTTCTTTTAAAAGAGAGGCTAATTGAGGGGCAGAGGTAATTTCTGGTGCCTCAACGTAATCGTAGTCACTGTCACCAGGTGTATCGGTATCAGGGTCAAACGGTTTTTTATTTAGAGCCTTAGCAACTAAATGTAGATTATAAGTTTTTCCAACTCCCGCTCCTCCCGAAGCAATCATCAATGGAGATTCAGTTCTAAGAAACTGAGCGTATAAAGCATTCAAATCCCATATTTCCTCTTCTGGATTCATGTAGTTAGGGTCTTTTGCTTTTTCCTGTGTAACAAAATTATCATATTCGATACGTTGTTTTTTTGTAGCCTTTGACCAATCTGAAAATCCAAATCTCTTTTTAATGAATTCAGGGTCTTTCCAATCCACTTCCTCGTCATCATCTGAAGCAGAGGCAGTAGGGTCTAATTTGAAGTTAGATTTTTGGCCAACCCCAAAAGCTTGTTTCATCGCTCCGTATTTTCCAGTATTCAAATCAATATCAGAAACATCCTCGCCTCTCTCTACTAATTCATCATACGCAGTTTGACGTAAGTTTGGGTCATTACCAGGTTTTTTGGCGAATTTTTTTAAATCAGCAGCAGACGATTTTTTCAAGTGCGCTACTAATTTGGCGTGAGCCCCACCATCGCCAGTAGCATCGGCAACAACTACTTTTGGGCCAGCGCCTCCGCTTCCTGCCTGTTTACTAATTCTCCAGTCAAACTTTCCTGGTTTTGTTTCACTCCAGATAAGCGTTCTACCAGCGCTATCAATTTTGGTATCTCCAACTTGTTTAACCGCAGCTTTCTGGATTATGTCTTTAAGATTTTCACTAATTTTTTTCATTTCATTTAGTATTTTAGTTGTTACCGATAAAATGATAATAGCTGTCTATTTCATCAAATCTGGCAATTCTTTATATCCGAAAAATTTTGTCATCACTTCCATAGAATCTTTTTGGATTTTTGGAGTTGATTGCCCCTTATCTAATTCCCTCTTAATCCTTTTAGGTTTTTTAATAAAGCCGATGATTTGTTTCATATTAGCATCTGGGTCAAGAATTGATTTAGCTAATTTGAAATTATGCAAAGTGTCTTTCAAATATTGACTCTCAGTCATACTCATCGCCTTATTCAGATACATGGCAAAATCCTTCGGAGTTACGTCATATGGAATATAAATCGCCTTAAGATTTTTGAATATAAAATCATTCTCTATTTCGTCTTTTCTGTAATTTCTTAGAATTGGATAGCATCCGTTCGCTATCGCCTCAATTATAAATCCGTTCAAATGTACGTTTACATATTTAGCGTAATGAGAACAGAAGCTTGGGTCTATTGCGAATTTGGAATTTTGCAATAAGTAATTTATTTCTTCATTATTTATAACTCCAAGATATTCCATCCCATATTTCTCCGCTCTCTGGAAAATACTAAGCCCAATCTCATCTTCTTTACAATCGGGGTCGGTTTTCTTCGATACGGTATATTTTGGCTTTTGTTTAGATTTATCCTCAGTCATCATGTAATATAGCTCTATTCCACTCCCAGCAACAAAACAAGTTCTCCCTTTTTTTACGTATGGGATTGCCGTTAAAAGGTCTTCCATTCTCTTCATAGATTTCCAAATATGAGCTGAGAAGAAATCGACTTGTCTAGCCTCTTTGCTTTTTACTTTTAGTTTCGTTGGTAGCTTTCGAGAATCTAAATTTAAGAATCTTGGAATATCAAAAACCTCGCAAGCTTGATAACCTGTAATGTGAACGCACTCCATGAAAGATATTTTTTTCTTAAGGAAGTTAGTCCAAGAATTTCTCAAATCATAATACCCATCGTGAATAGTTAGGACTTGTTTTGTCGACTTCGGTAAATCAAAATATTCATGCCACCAGTTAAATCCTTTCGCAGCAGAAGTTTTAGTTGGAACGAAACTCCAAATTATTAAATCTACATCCTCAACGGATTTCTTAAACGCTTCTACAGAATTTTTATCCAACGCTGGAAAGACATTCTTGTAAGGCTCTAATAACCATCCATAATACGGATTACTCCAATAGCCTGTTATCTCTGAACGTGAATAGCCTCCGTTTTGACTTTTAACCTCTAATTTTCGTTGAAAACTTTCATCCTCTAGGCTTTTAACCTTTTTCGTATAATTAGGCAAGGACAGCGATGTTTTATAATCTAAAATGATTATATCCACATCGTGCCCTTGTTTCTTTAGTGCCTCGAATTTAGTTTCAATATGTTGTATTATCCCGCCATACTTAGCAAGAGAAAATGTACAAAATCTTATTTTCATGTCCGTATCTTATAAAATTGTTCTGGTAACTTTTTATCGATGTAACCTTTCTCAAAAAACAACAAACTTCTTTGAGTCTTATAAATTTGATAAGATAGCTGAAATTTCATTTCATGTTCTTCCTCGTTAAAATATTCACTTTCCAATTCGAAGTTATATGAAGTCACATCTTTTAAGTCTAACGCTGTTTTGCGTTTATAAGAGTGCGGAAAATCTCTGTAGAATATATCAGCTAAATTTCCCAAGCAATGTCTAACAAACCAGTGCATTGGATGTCCAACTCCTAAAGGGATTATTATCTGATACCTTTCACTCTTGTAAGCCTTAACAATTTCTCTCAATATAGTTCTCAACTCCTTCAAAAATTCCTTTCCGTATCTCTCGATTAAAATTCGATGACAATTATTCCAAGAGAAAGTTCTATGAATCTTGTAATAGTGATAATAACTATCATCTTCATAATCTAATCCTAAATTAATGTAACCAACTCCGAAAAATTTACATAATTCTTCATCCTCGCTAACTCGCTTCGCATTTCCTCCTTCTACAGTCAAAACCTTTACATCTTTGTAATCCGAACTATTAAATAAATATTTGCTAGCAGAAAACAGTATGTCGTCTGAATGAGGCTGAATTAGGAGTATTTTTTGTTTGTTTTTCATATTGGTGTGCATTCGTTTTCGTTCTCTTCCAAGAGTAATATATTTTTACTCTCTATTATTAAAAACATCTCATCATTATCGAAAGTATCTTTGAAACAGCGCCAGTGATCTTTCAGGCTATAATGTATGAAAATATTTTTATCGGTATTATTCTGAATCCCTAAAGAATCCAAATAAACATCAAAATCAACCTCAAGAACTATGTTAAATAATTTTTTATGTTTTTTACTCTTCCAAGCTAGAGCAGACAATAAAACTCCGTTATCTGAATTTCCAATTGGAGGATTTCTCAAAGAACATCCTATGTCAATCGTGGTTAATTTTCGGTGCTTTCCCATCGTCAAGAATTTTAATTGTTAAAACAAAAAATCCCTTACTCGATTATTAAAACTTTGATACGCAAAATACAAGATTCCAGTTCTTCTTCAAATCTATTTCGAAAGGCGAAATATCAAATCCATTCTCTTTTAATGTATTCTTCATTTCGTTAAATTCTTTATAACCGTTCTTTAAATCCCCATTAATATCGAATGGATAATCAAATGAAACCTGTTCGATATTCTTCCAGTACTTTTTCTTAATCGCTCTTACACAATCAGTTTCTACCCCCTTAATGTCGAATTTTATTTTGTTTGGCTTATAAGTCTTGATTAGTTCGTTAATATTATCGCAGTTTACTTCGATTGATTGTCTCTCAGCAGAATTTTGTTTTACTGAATACGCACCTGGGATTAATCCGCAGTTTAGCTTTATTGTTTTTGAATCATCCGCTACGACTGCTGACTCCAATAAAACTACATTTTTAATCTTATTCTTTTTGATATTCATTCTAGCGATTTTACAATTTACGTGACCAGGTTCAACCGCTATTACCTTTTCAACTTTATCGTAGATATCCAAGAAGAAACAGCCTATATTAGCACCAAGGTCTAGGACTACATCACCTTCCTCGAAAGTCATTCCTTTCTTCTTGTAGGCATTACTTTTAAAAGCCTCTCCAACAATCTGAACTTCGTTTGGAACGTTCTTTCTGAAATAGCAGGTTTTTCCATCTTTCTCTACCGTTCCGATTTCGTAATTTTCCAAAACTCCGTCAAACTTCAAATGTTCTTCCATTAGCGTTCTTAATTCCATCTGTTTCGAAAACGCTGTAAACTCTCTCGATTGTATATTGGAGAAGGTTGGAATGTTTGATTCTAAATCCAAATTATCCATATCCGCATAACTCTCTAAAGATTCCAAGAAAATTAACCTTTCTGTGTTTTCCATATTAGTTCTTCGGCTTCCCGCAAAACCTCTCAAAAATTTCAGCTTAACCTCAAAATTATCACTGTCGCCAGCTCCCTTTTTATATAAGGAAATTAGAATATATCCATTTTTGGAAATCTCTACTTTTCTGTCTTTCTGTATAACATCAAAATCTCTGAAGTGCTTCTGTAAATTTTTCATAATTTATTCCGTAATTGTTATTTTTACTTTTGAATTTCTCTTAACTCCTTGTGTATTTCTAACTAAGATATATTGGTGTTTGTCATCGCTCCAAACTGTGTTCGGTGGAATCGGGTGTAGAATACTTCTAGCCCATGGGTGAGCTGGACCAACTACTGGTAATTGCTCTGAACGTCCAATATTAGTTCCGTTCGCCATTAACTCTTGAATTGTATATTCGACAGGTTTTTCGTGAGGCGTTCCGTAGTTCTTTTCACAGTGTTTACAAACCCCATCGAAAGTTTGCTTGTAAACCAAAACATCCTCTCCGTAAGTATCTATTATTTGAGCTATTCTGCCATGAGCGTATGCTTCTTGCATAGTGTAATCTGCTATTCTGGAGAAGTCTCTTGCAGTGTCTTCTGTTAAATCTCTTAAAATCGAGGCTAATTGTTGAGCCGATTTTCCTTGTTCTACTGCTTTTTGGGTTGCAGTTTTCATTTTTTGTTTCAAAAGATTTTGCTCTCTCAGATTAAGAGAAAGAATTTGATTTGTAAAGTTGTTTTTGTATCGGCTTCCTAAACCAGAAAGGTCGGAGTAATTTCTTGTTTTGAGAAAATCTAGCGTAGCTTTATTTTGAACGCTCATCGGTTTTTCTAACTGCTTATTCATCCATTTCTCGAAATCCTTAGTTGAGGACTTGTATGACTTTTTTCCTCCTAGATATTCAGAATACATCCCAAAGAAGAACATTCTTTGAATATCGTTAGTAACCGTTAAATCATCTAAATCGATTCCATTAAGTTTCAAGATAAATTTATCATAGTCAGAAAGATAGTCTATTCCCAGAGTTGAGCCGATAAAGACAGCCTGATTCTTGGAAAAGATTTCTATCATCTTCTGTATTTGCTTGCTACTGAAATTCATTATCGTTCAACTTTAAAATTTCTATACTCGTTTTTCCAATACATTTTGCATAGCTGTGAGAATAATCCCTCAAAATATCTTTAAATGTAGGCTCGGTGGGCTCTTTTACGTGCCTGTTCTGCTTAATACTCGCAATCTTAGCTATAACTTTATCACTTTGCCTTAATATAGCCTTATTTTGCTTGGATTTAGCCTCCTCATCTTCTTTTTTGCTTTTCATTCTTATCCTCTTTACCCTTTCTTACAGCTGAATACCATAAGGTCAAGGAAATTACCGTTGATAAAGTCATTACGCCTATAAATATGTATCCAGCTGTAGTCATGGGGATTTTAGATTTTAGTTAGCTTTTTTAATCGCTTTCTTTTTGAAGTTCTTGATACTTTCGATTTTCTTACCAGCGGTTGGTGCGGTAGGAATTTCTGGAAGTGGGGCTATGGATTTTTCTTCCTTAACTCCTTCGGTTTCAGAAGAGTCATCCTCATCTTCCTCCTCCTCTTCACCTTCTTCATCTTCTTCCTCTTGTCCGTTGCTTAAATCAACTTCCATTTTTAAAACCGAAGCTTCATCAGTCGTTTCTTTTAAAATCCGATTCTCTTCTTCAAGTTCAGCAATCTTTGCATCTTTTTCCTCGTTCAATACTATTTGCTGTTCAGCAAGTTGCATGATTCTTAGAATGTTTTGCTTTGTCTCGATAACCGCTGGAATTTCCTCCATAGTTAAAAGATTACTTCTGTACGCTGCATCGAATACAATTGCGATGTTCTGAATAATTTGCTCGTTTTGCATTTTTAATTATAATTTAGTTAAACATTTAAAATTACTATAACTCTGAAGCTTTAGCGATGACTTTAGTTCTATAAATTTTTCGCCAAACTTCTTTTATCGATTCCGATATGTTTTTCCATTCAATATGCTTATCTCCATTCGCATTTATCGAAGTATAGATAAATCTGTCCTCTAAGGTTTGAGGTGTTTTTGCATCATTGTCCATCTTTTTATTTTTAATAGGTTAATAAAATTATAAACTCTGAAACAGAAAACAATGTTTATTTTTTCTTCTCTACTTTTTTATCTACTTTGGTGGAATCAGTTACAGTCTTTTTGTAATTTACGGAAGGCGAAAAATGTAGGTGCAGTTTACAACCCATGAAAGATAGTAAAATCAAAACGATTAATATTTTTGCTGTCTTTTTCATTTTGTTTTATTTAGATACTTAAAGTCCAAAATACTGCTGATTCCGTTCCTGAGCTATTTATATACTCCAGAGATAAAACTACCAATCCACTTCCAGAACTCTTGCCGAAAGATAGCCAAGATGCATAAGAATTTGGTCCAATCATTTCTCCGTCACCTGGTGCCGTATTAAAGTTAACACTCACACTTCCTGAATAAACCATGAGTCTGGCAGCGCCTGAAAATCCAACAATCGGATAAACTGGTGGGATAGAAGCAAGAGAAAATAATATGGTTTGCGAAGTATGTATATTGTTTATCCTTATACTGCTATTAAAAGTGTAACCACTTCTGATATTAGAACCCACGGCAGCTGGCGCAATACCATTTCCGACACCTGGTATATCAAGCGTGAACGTTCCTCCAGTAGTTACGGTTGTTTTCATCGGCAAGTCATTTGAAAAAGCAACGCCTAAAGGATTTGCTGGAGAATATATACCCCTGATATGATACGTATAAGTCGTGTTTGCTGATCTGCCTGGGTCTGTAAATGTATAAGTGGTATTAGATACTGTTGATACTAAAACATTATCTCTATAGACTTGAAAATTCACTAATCCTGTATGGTCTCCGTATAAACTCCAAGAGAATTGTAATGAACTGGAAGTTATTGTGCCAGGTGTCAAAACAAACCCGTTTGAAGGTTTATTACAATTAACAATCTCCATTATAACTCCCGCTGAACTAATCCTATAGGAATCTGTGCTTGTAGTACCAGGAACTATCGCATCGCCAACTAATACACCCCAAAAATTATTTCCTCCATTAAATGTAAATAGTCCATCTTCATCTGTATAAATTACTTGTCCAACTAACATAGGCATAAGAGTTGACATATATAACGTTTGTATGGCTGAAGTAGTATTATCAGTCTGACAAGAAAGGGCACCAGTTGATTTTGGAAAACTTGTAAAGTATCTATAATACATTTGCACAAAACCAGTTGCCCAAACGCTTTTAGGTATTAATTGATTATCAGCATATGCAGTTAAATTATCAGTTTTCAAATTATATTTTGTAGTAGCTTCTAATTTAGTCATACACTGATTACTGCTACCGTGAGATTGTCCCGCCTTAAGAGGAAAACCTGCTGTAGCAGCAACCGCTTGGGTCACCATTTGATTTGAGGCTAAATCGCTAAATAAGGACATCTTGCAATTTTTTAAATTTCGCTTCTAATTCAGCCACTTTGGCGATTAGGACTTGTATATAATTAACGGTCAAAAGTCCGTCAGTAGCTTCGGTGACTGCGTTTGGTATGTATTTTTTAACCTCTTGGGCCAAATATCCAATCTGAACTCTAGCATCCTTAGTTTTATCCTTCCAATTAAAAGATACTGCTTTTAATTCGCTTGGGTCGTTGTGAACTGGTTTAACTATATTTTTCAATCTTTTATCTGAAGAAGTGAAGAACCCTGTAGCAGTGATAGCTCCAGATGTCCAAATTCCATCTCCTAGAATTGTTTTGGCAGCTCCCGCTAAAGCAACATACATTCCCCAACCCGAAAGTTTACCAGTTCCCCAAAAACTATGCTCAGAATATCCTATTCCATACATATTCCCAGAACCTATAAATGTAGTATCACTTGGTAAATAAGCAGAACCAATAACGTATATAGGATTTGATTTTGTTCTGTTATCTCCGACATTATTATAAGTTCCTATCATAGTTCCAGCGACAGATGTGCTTCTAGCTATATTACCAGACATAGTTCCTCCCGCTAGTGGAAGAGCGTTCGTTGCGTTAGCTACGGTTTGAGATGCTACATTGGAAGAATCGATTACAGTTTTCCAAGCAGACCATCCAGAGTCAGTTGCAGTTCCAATAGGCGTTCCCCTAAATTTCATTCCTCCTCCTTGTCTATCTATAGTTAATTGTTGACGTCCATCGCCTGAATTCATATTCAACGTAGTGGTATAATGATATCCAGAATCTGGGGTTTCTTCTCTATAAACACCACCTGGTCCAACCGTTCTCAAATTAGCTCCTGAATTAGTAGTTAAGTTATTAGATGTAGTGGCGCTGGAAGCGTTTCCACTTAAATTACCTACTACCGCAGTCACACTTATATACCCAGATGCATCACGATTTACAATTGTGCTAGCTGTATTAGACGAAGATGCTTGCATTCCATCTAATAAATCTGCATCCAATCCTGAACTAGCTCCATCGTTTCTCGAAGTCCAAACTTGCCCCCATCCTGAATCCCAAACGCCTCCAACTTTACTTCTGGTAAATAAGGTACCATTCATATTAAATACTAATTGGTTGGCGTATGCGGCATTACTATTTGTTGCGAATTGAATCCCTTGCCCCCAGTTTGCGGCACTCGGTTGGTTTGTAGTTGTAGTTGCTGAAGCCTCAATAATTTTGTAGCCAGTAGGAGTATTAAAGTCAGTTACTAACGTTTTGCTGTTAGCCATATCGGTATAATAAGAACCGTGTTGCCCATCCAACATATCCGCATTTAAGTTAGCTACTACGGTTGTCGATGTAACTACTAATGGCGCTGTTCCTGAAGCTATGGAAGAAGTGAACTGAGGCGATTGAACTGTTCCTAAGAAAAGTGTATTACCATTTCTCAGAATATCGACTAAAGCAGTGTTAGCTCTACTCAATCTGAATCCTAATAATCCTAATTTTGTTCCAGCGAAATCTGCGCCTGTAGTATCTCTTCTGATATCCAATACCATATCCGCAGAGGCGTTATCCTCATGAGAACCCGCTGAAAGATATAAGCCGACACCTGCCGCTGTATTATTACCTCTACCAGTTAAAATTGGCGCTCCTCCAGAACTTGTAATTGAGAATGAACTAAGTCCTTGATTAATCATGTTATAAGAAGAAGTCGCACCAACCGTGATACTTAATTTACCTACGGCAGTTGCATCCGTTCCTCCTATATTGACATCGCCATCCGCATATACAGTCATTAATCTGGAAGTAAAATTATTAATTCCAAGAATAGGTCTTGTTATGGCAAGTTGCGCTGTTGCACCAGCATTATCCAATCTCCTTCCTTCTATTATGTTTAATGGAACCGCTCCTGTATCTGCATTAATAGCAACCTGAGTTAACATTCCGTGTGACATATCAGGAGTGACTGAATAAGCGGTGGTAGCATAACCAGCTAATGTATTTCCAGCTAAATTTTGTTGTGTGAACGCTATACCTTGTTGCATTGTAATCCCCGAAGTAGGAATGACATTTGCATATGCCTGTATTAATCTAGTATTATTTGCTCCAAAAATTTCAACGTTTGCTAACGTAGGATTATTTGTTCCAAAACCAGTTTTACCGTTATAATGTATAAACATTCTATCCGCTGACAATGCTCCAGTTCTGAAAGAGATTCCTGAGCTTGTGGTTGAAGAGGCGTTTGTTATTACTAGGTTTTTAGAAAAAGCAGAGCTTCGTATAAAAGTATCATAAGCATCTCCGAATGAAGCGGCAGTGACATAAGTTGGATTATTTATACCCATTGTTAATCCAGCTGTATTTGAAGTATCGCTGTTAACTATGGATATATTTGTTTGATAAGCTGAATTTGTATTTCTTAAAGTTACGGTTGGGTCAGTAGTGGAATTATTCTGAACAAAGAGCCTTGGAGAGCCAGTTGTCGGATTTCCACCGATGAATACATTTCCGTTTCTCCAAATATCAACTAATGGTATCCCTAATCTTCCAAATCTAAAACCAACGCTGTCGTATGTTGTAAAATCTGTATTATCATTCTTTCTTATGTTTAATTCGAAATCTGGATTACCAGCAGTGTTTTCTATGGTGGCTCCTAAAAGATATAAACCATGTGCCGCAGTATTAGATTTACCAATTATAGAAGGTATTTGATTTGCCCCAGTTGTTATATTTCCAAATGATATACTTCCATTAGCCTGAGCTGGAAGATTCATAAGAGGAGCGGAGCCAGTAACAATATCTAATTTACCAACCATTGCCGCTGTTCCTATTCCTACAGCTCCAGCGAAATAGTTTGGAGCTGTTCCCGCCATATGGGTATTCCAGTTGTTAGTTCCTGACGCTGGTATGTTTCCTTTAAATCCGTAATTTTGAGATGCTCCAATTAAAGAGGCTTCTGCAATGTACCCATATTGAGCCGTAACTGTCGAACCTGCTCCGAACGTTCCTTGACCAGCGTGATTATGTATTAAATTAGTTAAATTAAATGTTGCTGCCGCAGTATTTGCTACCGTTCTATGCAAGTATGCTGCCGTTACGACATCTGATTGTATTGTCGCTTGATTTAATAATCCGTAAGATGTAGCATTTCCTGTTATATTACCCGCTATATAACTAATAACATTTATGGCTGGAGCGATGTTAAGCGCAAATATTCCATTTATTCTAGTATCATCATCTAAAGTTATTAAACTTCCAGTATCAGTTATTTTAGAATTTACAAATGAACTTGTCGTTCCATATTTCGGCAATACGTTTACAGTCCCAACGCTTCCGATTGTAGCGAATGTAGAGTTATCGTATGATATTACTCCCGCTGTAGATTTTACATATCCAGTTCCTTGAAGTGCATCTTGTTTTCCTTTAAATGTCGCCCAGTCAGCTGTAGAAAGAACTCCTCTAGCTGTAGCGGAAGCAGTTGGAACGTTTAAAGTTATCACTGGAGTTGAGGAGCCTGTAGCGACAGAGCTACTAAGATCAGTTCCAGTAGTTCCTAATGTTAAAGGAGCAACTGAAGATACCGTTCCAGCTCCAATTGCAGTTCTAAATGCAGCGGAGTCAAGAGCCGATACCGTATTGTCTGCATTTACCCTTAAGAATCTAACGGCAGATGGGTCAGGAAGAATGAAAAGGTTTTGCCCTACGATTGTGCCTCCTAGAGAAGAACGTCCTGTAGCAGGGAATAAACCAGTGGAACCTCCATCCCATTGATTTCTCTCTGAGTAAGCTGTATTCCAATTCGCTGAGTTATCCGTAATATAGGATATTACTCCAGCAGTCGACTTAACTATACCAGTTCCAGCCAATCCAGCTTGTTTTGAATTCCAATCGGTGATCTGAGCTTGAGTGGCGTGTTGGTATGTCGGATTATCATTTTTTCCTGAAAGTAAATCGTGACTTGTAACTCCTGTTATAGAACTTGAACTTGTAGAAGTAGCAGGTTGGTAGTAGAAGTCGTTTGAGTCATTCATTTGAGAACCGTTTGTTGCAGTTCCCGCTCTTAAGAAAAATTTACCTAACACTATTGTATCCCCAGCTGGTAGTATATCAGGGAACACTACTGAATTTAATCCAGCTAATGCGTCATCCCTATTCGCAAAGATTGCATTAACTCCAAACTGTGGAACGTTGGAAGTAGATGCTTTTACTTGTATTATCAAAGTTCCTGTTACTGAAACAAGAAGTCTATAAACTTGATATGATGTATTTCCTACAGCTCCCGCTCCGACTACCCCAGCAGAAGTATAATATTGAGTTGGGTTTATCGTAGTACTAGTGGCAATGGAAACTGCTAATGATGTAACGTTTGGTAACATCAAAAGGAATTGCATTGGCGTTAAATTAGGACTATCTGGAACTGATAAGTAGTTAGGGTCATATTTATTGTTTGCGTAGTTAATAGAGTTTTTTGAAAAAACTACTCCTTTATTCCCGAAGGATATTGATGCTGCCCCACTCCAAGCTAACGTTCCCGCTCCAGATACATTTCTATCCTTTTCAGTAGGATTATTGTAAGCTATGTCTGGAATATACTTAGCAGAAACAATTGTATAAAGTCCTCCAGAATTTTGAACTATTAAACGTGCCATATAACAAACATCGGAGTCATATACTTTCGATGTTCTGTAAACCGAAGTTCCAACCTTATCTAAAGCGACATAAAATATTCCCCTAGTATTTGCCGCCAAAGGCGTATTTGTCGCATTAGCTATAAAAGTTCTAGTGCCTAAATAAACTATTGAGTTAGTCAAGAAGTTATTAGGAACATCTGGAAGAATATCGTTAACAAATATTATACCATCGCAAGCTGTTATTGTTAAGGTATTTGCTGGAGCGATAGTTAATGTCGCTACGTCAACGTCAGTTCTAACTAAACCTGTTTGGTATAAATCTTTTGCGTTAATCTTATTTATTTTGTACCCATTCAATATATTACTCTCGGTTTGGTCTAGCTGAGCTTGAACCGTTGCCCCTGTAAGATTTACTGAGTGAGGAACCGCAGGTGTTTTGGCGGCTGTAGTCTGATGAGGATTATTTAGATTGGCGATATGAGCATTTAAGTTTCCTGTAATTGCCGCATCTTGAGAATCTACATACGTTTTATCAGCCTTAAGATTCAGAGCTGTTTGAGTCGCTGTACTTATAGGCTTGTTTAAATCCGAAGTATTATCAACGTTCCCTAGTCCAACTGCCGCCTTATTTAAAAGTTGCCATGTTTTATCTCCTCTCCAGTATTGAGTGTTTGCTCCCCCTACGATTGTTGGCTCTTTTAAAGCTAATCCTGGCACGGTAACATTATCATATGTTCCGCTTATATCTCCAGCCAGTTTTATTACTCCCGCCTGAGTTGGGGTAGCATTATAGATTATAGGCACTATTATGGAAATATCCCCAGAGCCTAAAAGTGATTCACCATTTAAGGTCTTGATATTAGTTCCGCTGACTAAGGTGACTTGTTTTGTAGCAAGCCCAGCGTTAACTGCCGTTACAGTAGGAAACTTTTGATTTGTTACATCTGTAGCTAAACTATTTTGCTTGTTGACTTTATCCTCTTTAGTGTTGGAAAGATTATTCAACGCATCAGATAACCCAAGTATATCGGTAATTGAATAATCTTCAATCTGTTCGTGAGGTATTTTATAAGTTCCTTCCATGATTTATACTGCTTTTAGGTAATATGCTATAACCAAATACGGCATATCTACAAAATTAGGGTCTAAAGGTAAATTACTAAGGAAGTAATGAGCCTCGCCATCAACGAAATAAAATGCTTGTCTTTCCAAGTCTCCTGCTGGTATGGAATCGATGTTTCTTCTTACGTTAGTATTAATAGACTCATTAACGAATCCAGAGTACTTAATCACCTCTGTAGCTGCTGGAATCGTGAATAGAGTGGCGTCACCGACTAAGTTAGGAGTTAAACCAGAAAAACATTGTCTATATATTATTCTACCATCTATCCATCTGTGAACCGTGGCTACTTCTGAAGTTGAAAACTCCTCAGCGTACTCCAGTAAAATATTTTGCACCGTAGTTGAAACCGTAGCTCCTTCCACTATAATTATTACATACTCTAGCGGTGGAATTACATCAGTTACTGTTACGGTCTTATTTGCAAAATCCGCATTATAAACTCTATCGGATAAAACTTGTCCGTTTGTAGCTACCAAAATAACTCTTGAAAATGATGCTGGTATTGTGAATGTTTGACCGCCATCTGAAATAAACTCGTATCGGTTTGTTACCGCTCCACCACCTCCTCCTGTTATTGGAATCCATTCCGAAGTAACCACGCTGTAAATCTTTTGGACTTGTTCGCTTAGATTACTATCATACCAAATCATCTTCTTATTAGTTGGAGGCGTAGTATTTACGTGGATAGCTTGAACCATCCCAAGATTCTTTGTACCTCTTATTTCTTGTTCTCCTGCCATGACTTTTATTTTTCAAGATTATTAATGAATGATTTTATGAATGGGTTATTACTTCCTTCCTCATCGTCCTCATCTTCGTCATAAGAAAGGAATGGATTTATGTCCTCCTCGCCTCCCATTCCTCCTTGCATTTGATTTTGTTGAGCTTGTTGCTGAGCCATCATCTTAGCTTGGGTATATGTAGGATTCAGAATAATATCTCCACCTTCTATATCTTTCATGTTAAACACGGCTCTAGTTTCGTTTATGGTTTGGAAATTTGTCAATTTCTTAATCTCCATTTCCAGCTCCTCCTCGATAGTAGTTCCATTCAAACCACAAAATAAAAGCTCATAGTCATCGTTCAGCTGAGAAACGATATATTTGTTTATTTTTCTTTGTAAGAATTTCAAGATTGGATATAAACCTTTATCTTTGGAATTTTTTACCTTATTATCTCCACCGCTCTCGAACATTGAAGATGAACCAGTACTGTTACTGATATTGAAGCCAATCTCGTTAGGGTCTATCGAATAAATTGCACAGGCAACTTTTATAAGAAACTCCATCCAAGCATTATACTCCATGTCTCGGTTATTTTTCTGCAAATCTATCCAATCTATATCTGCATCAACTATCGGAGTTTTCCAGGCATTTTGCACGCCTTGAATCATACCGTTCCATTGTTGTCTGAAAGCAGATAGTTCTTTTTCGTTAACTTGCCCTTTAACTCTCAATAAACCTTTAGGAGCAGAACCCTGACTGAAAAACCTTCTGTTATATTCCTCAGCCCAAAGCATAGAAGTAACAGTTGTTACAAGTTCTTCTAACTCCGACATTCCATATCCTACGTTGTAAACATTAGTAGTAGGATTTCGAACCCCGAAGCAAAGCTCCCATGGATAAAATTCTGATTCTACAACTCCATTAAAAATTTGTACGTAGTTTGGATAATAGCCTTGCCTTGGAACTCTTTTTCCATCTCCTTTCTTTTCGTAGTATTCATCATCATATGAATCTGCTATTCTGTAAGTTGAAGCGTCAGTAGCAAAGAACTCGTATGGGCGTCCAGCCTTATCCCTAACAATCTCGAAAGTCATTTGGTCGTATGTTAAACTATCATCGACTATCTTACGAATAAAGGTTTCAAAATCATCATGCTCCCAATCTACACCTGTTCCACAGTTCATAATGAAATCCTTAATTTCATCCATTACTTTCTGTTCTTCTTTGGTAGGTTTTCTTTTAGCATCCTCGCCTGTTTTGAGTTTCTTACGAATAATGAACCCAGTTGAGTACTTATCCGCTTGAGGCTCTGCGAAATCTGCTATCTGATTTTTTCTTGTTTTAATGATGGCGTTGATAACTGGCGTCTTAGCCATGTTTTTCAAAGTTGCATAACTGATTGAAAAAGGCTTATCTTTATACCCGAAGGACTGATTGAAATCTAGCGGGTCAATGATATAGGATTTCTTTTCAGAATCAGTTCTGTTTTCTATTCCTTGTATAATCTTGTGAGCCTTTAAAATGTCAGTTGGCGATGAAGATTCCATCGCCTTTCTTAGTAAAATCTGTTTTTTGATAGATAGTTTTGACATTACTAATTCAACTCTATCTAAATCTGTTGATATCTCTGACATAGCGATTTATTTTTAACCAATAAATTATTTTTGAGCAGGCTTTTGCGTCGTTTTTTTAATGGCGGGTTTATTTTTAGCAGCCAAGTTTTGAGCTTCCTTTTTCTCAGTAGCTTCATCCTTACCTCTGTCCTCTAACTCCTTTTTGGCGAACTCTATTAAAGCGGGGTCATTCTTTTTATTAGATATGAATTTCTTAAGAGTATCTGAAGATGTTGCCGCCAAATGACCTTGAATAACAGCAGGGTCGTGCGCTGTTTTTTCCTTCGGGTCGTCAGGCTTGTTTTTAGAAGGCTTTGGGGCTGCCGGCTTTTCTTCTTGAGCTCCTCCATATGTTTTACCAACTCTCCCTAGCTTCTGATTCTGAGCATTGTCTGCATATACTGCTTTCTCAAATACATCGTCTAAATCTGAAAATCCTTTAAGAATGTTAAGTTTTCGGCTTGCATGATTCTCTTGAATGGAATCTCTTATCTCGTCTTTCATGGCTCCTTAGATTATTTCTTCTTCAACAGGTGGTATTCTGGTTACCGTAAAATCAGCCGAAACTGTATCAAGGTATTCAGAAATTTTTGTTTCGAAGTCGTGAATAGTTTGTCCAACTTGAAATGGAAAGTTAGTGATTCCGTTATCGTTGTTAAACTCAATAAGAGTATCGATAAAATCATCCAAAACAGTTTGTTTTCCTTCCTCTGCGATTCTAGTCTGAAATGACGCCTCATCTATTCCTAGAACCTCTGCTCCAATCTCAGTGAATTTAGATAGTATGGCTTTTTCAGATAAACCGATACAGTCATATTTATTCCATTTTTCTGAGAAATCAATAGTATGAATTACTTCAGTCTGTTCTCGAACCAACGAAGTTTTGATATGGTAGAATACTTCAGAATCTACCGCTCCAACTATCACAAATGTGAATATTTTGTTAATATTACTCATTTTGTTTCTATTTAATTTTTCCGTTTCAATTTTTCTTAGAAATAATAGTTGGAAGGAAGGTCTTAAATTTTATTCAATAAAAAAACAGTTTCATATATTATTTATGTTTTTCCGCTTTTTTAGGCGTGAATTTGCTTCTTTGTTTACCAATCCCAACTTGCATTTTCCAATATTTCTGGAACTCACATAACCACATTTCTATCTGATGCAAAGTTACCTTCTCATTTAAAATATCTGGGCAAATGTAAACTTGTGCTTTTTGGTTATATCCTAGATATTTGAAATCTCCAAATTTAGCTAAATATGTTGGTGCTATGTCTCTCAAATAATAAATCGCTGCCAACTTTTCCTTATTAGTTTTTCTATTTGGAAATATCAATCTTATTCCCGCCTCGCATCCTGGTCCAACATTAGTATAATCGTCTTGGTCGAAATCCATAAGTTCAACTCCAGTATATCTCGGAACATACGTGAAATCTTGATAGAACTCGTGAGCCATGAAATTCGATACCGAAGGGAGCGTCAACAATAATTTTATGATTTCATCTGGGTCTCCTGCTTCCTCCAACGTTCTTGATATTTTAGGAACCAATTTATGGAGCATCGGGATTACCTTAAATGCGAAACACTCATCCCTAGTCTTTTCAGGACAGGCTTGAGAGTTTGTTAGATAAGCGTTTGTAAATGGGTTCCCTCCGATAGCTCTATATGCTTCCATGAGAGCTTTTAATTCCAGAGGTCTGAATTTATTATATCGTGGAATCATTCCAACGAAACTGAAATCTTCAGCTCCATCCTCGTCAGCCTCTTTCGTAAATTCCTCTATGAATGTGAAAAACTCAGGCTGATTAAAGAATCTAAAGAACATCATTTTCCAAATTAGCTCCGTTCTATTCTTTTCCACTTTAATGATATGATTTATTTGGAATTGGGAATTTCTATCAAGCTCCCGATAGACATTTGTGAATTTGTAATCTCTTAAAAACTTATCGTCAGTCCATGGCGCTTCTCTCTTTAAAATGTTTCTTTTGTACCAGATTTTCTGTCTCTCGTACATTGTTTGGAAAAACAAATATAAATTATCATCACAAACATCTAAGCTTTCATCTGGAAGAATCTTAGCAATTTCCTTGTTACTCTCTAAATATCCCATAACTAAATTATTTTCTGTTAATATAAAAACGTTTGTAACCGCTAAGAATGAGAACCCTTGCGGTTGTAATTGTGATAGTCTCTTTAAACCTTACGTCATAATAAACATCTTTACTGCTAGAATACACTAAAATAAATGGTGTATCGCCAATTAAAAGTAGTTTAACGAGTTTCTTTAAAGGTGTACTAATTTTCCGTTGTAAGGTCGCTTGGTTTAGCTTCTCCTTGATTTCCTTTTTCCAATTCATAAAATGGTTTATTATAAACACTCCAAATCTTTAGTCTTATTTCGCCTTTCTTATTGTAAACGATGTTGAAATCAAAATGTATCGTATCGCCTACTTTATGAGCGCCTTTATTATTTCCAAAGTAATTCGTTATCACTCTGTAGTTGTTAGGGTGTTCGACATTTTCCGAAATATAAAACGATAGCGATTGTCCTGAATAAAGCATCTCTATCTTTATTTCCAAATACTTGTACTTATCAGAAATTTTAATATCTGAAATGTACTTAATTACTCCTTTAGCCTTAAATGTTTGTAGTATCATAATCTTTATTATTTTATTACGGTAACTTTGGGAAATAAAAAAACTCTCCGTGAAGAGAGTTTTTCGAATTAACTAACTAACTAAAATCTAAAATCCAAAGTCAAGCATTTGTCTTGCCGTTAGTTTATAAGATTTCTTATCATCGAGATTTCTCAAAAGAAGGTTAACAGTATCAAGCTCTTTTTTACAATCTCTAAATTTATAAACTAAATCATTCCACTCACGATGTTCGTTACAACACTCTTGCGTAAGAGTACCAGTTTCCGTATCGCTCAGCTTAACAGTTTTGGAGCCGTGGCAGTCGTCTGGCATATAAGTCATATCCCAACGATACGTTTTATAAGTCATATCCTCAGAACCGTAACCGTTTTCAGTAGGAACGTAAACTTGATTTGCCTCAGCCGCATTTAGCTTAATCTGGAGAGCGTTCAACTTAGCAGTCTCCTCTTGGACTACTCCTTGAAGTTTGTCTTTAATCTCGGCTCCAGTTTTAGCGAAACTCAAATCAAGATTTCCGTAGTTGACTGTGTCGTGTATAACTCCTTTCTCAATAGAATCAGAATCTTCATCATCTGAGTCGATAGCTTTCTTGATACTATTATACTCCTCATCATATTTTTGATAAGCAGTTTTCTTAGTCTTATCTTCATTACCTTGAGCATCCCATTTTCCTTCGTCATGCTTATGTTTAGGCAATCCAGCTATGTTTCTGTAAACATCCTCCGTTCCAAAATAGCTGGCTGACGCTGTTCTTCCTGAACTTCCTTTTTTACTGACTACATCTTTATAGTGATTAAAAACGGCTTTTGCTGCTTCTTTGGCCTCCTCTTTTGTAAAGTTTTTTTTAATGCCTTCTACAAGTCTATTTCTTTCTTTGTCGCTCGCATTATTAAAATCAATAACAGAAATATCTTTTCCAGAGCCTGTTTTTAAACCAGTACTTTTAAGATACTTCGAGGTCAATGGCTTCTCATCAGAATCTTTTTCACTATCTGAATCTGGGTCGTATATTCCTTGTCTATGATAATTTTCCATCCAAGTGTCGGCTTCTTTTTTGTACTCCTCGTCAGTATATTTCTTACCATAAACCTCTTCATGTCTTTTTCTAACAGCGGGAGTCATATTATGTTCGTACAACTTTTTGAATTCATCTGTTTTCTGCCATTTTGCGTAAGCAGCATCTAAATCCTTTTTTGCTTGAACTTTTTTATTATGAGCCTCCGCTCCAGAATTATCATCCTCTTTACCGAATTTATTACCAACTCGTCCAAGCTTTCTGTTTTGAGCGTTATCAGCATAAACTCCTTTTTCTATCTCATTCTGATTCGACTTTCCCTCATCTTCAAGATTTGCTTTTTCTAGTGAGTCTTGGCTATCCTCCTCCCCCTCGCTTTTAGCTTTCTCAATTGGAAGAACTAAAACGCTAATGATTTTTCCATCCTCAGTTTCCACTGGAACAGCTTTTAAAAGAGAAACTTGATTTCTCATGTTCTCTAAAATCGATGCTACTTCCTCAGTGTCGTTGAAGCTTCCTTTAACGATATCACCGCCTGTAATCTCATAAACTTCTCTAATCCAATTCTCCACTACAGCTTTTTCGAAAACTTGGAACTTCTCAGCTGGATAGCTTAAGTTGAATTGAGTTTCAGAAATACCTTTATCGATGTTTGTGAAAACAGACTTGTTTAGTCTTTTCGTTTCGAAGTCCTCAGCTGAAAGAAAAAGTCCTTCATTTTGGTCTTTCGCTTTTTTGATTTCTGTAGTACGCGAGTCAAACGCTTCTCCAACTGCTTTGGTTTCTTTTTCTTCGGGGTCTGGGGCGTGTTCCCAATTCTTAACTCCTAACCACTCCTCGTCAGCTTTCTGTAGCTCTTGCACTTCACTAAATCCCTTTAGGATATTTAGTTTTCTGGAAGCGATGTTCTCTTTGATTTCTTCTCCGTTGTACATAATGTTAGATTTTATTGTTACTTCTTATTTGATTTTAAAAATTTAGCATATTTCGCATAATCTTTTGGATGACTATCTTTATTTATGATACTCTTTTGACCATTTGGATAAAATATGAATAATTCTTTACCCTCTTGACCTTTAAGTTCGTGAACTGATACGACTTTTCTTCCACCATCTTTCGGGATTTCCGCTTCAGCTTTTTTCTCATTAATCTCTTTATGAGCGTAATGAACTCTGACGTGGTCTGAACTAATATTTCCTTTCTTATGTTCTGCTAAAACATCGTCTGAGTTATCAGTTCCATCTAATTTAAGGTTATGTTTTGGCTTATCGTCAGAAAAGTGTTCTTCAATTATTTTTCGATGTCTAGCCTCCTCTTTCATATGGTGAAGTTTTTCATTCTCCATTTTCGGGGTGATAGCTCTACCAGCACCTTTTTGTTTATGCTCGTTAATCTTTTGAAGATGTTCTTCCTTAGTTAATCCCTCAGGACTAACTTTCTGTTTTTCATTTTTATTTGCTCTCCAGTCAAACTTTCCGTTCGCTAATTGAGTCCAGACATATTTACCGCTCGAATGAACTTCTCCAACTTGTCTGTTTTTTGCTTTTTCTATAATATCAGAAATCTCAACGAATCCCTTAAGAATGTTGAGTTTTCTTTGATTATTATGTTCGTGTATTTCGTCACCGTTGTACATATTACGCAGTTTTAAAGGAATAATACTTGTTAAGATTGAATATTTATGAACTCCTCATATGTATCAACAATTACTTCTTTATCTAATAATTCCATCTCTCCATACATATATTCATAAACTTGAAGG